GATAACACTGTACTATCATCATTTAATACTGGTAAGGAATTATTTGGTACATACCCTAAAATATTAATATCGTCGTCAATTAACTCCCAATTAGATAAATTAAAAGTACCCGGTGTTATAACTGTTTTTGCCTTATATAATTCAGTACCGATTATATTAGGATTACCTGATTGAGGTACATATAATACAATATTATCTTTATAGTATTTTTGTAAAGAATTAAATTCGCCTTTAAAACTTTTATCTTCTCTATAAGAAAGTGTGTCGGTAGAATTATTATACTCTAAAATATAAATTCTATTAGTGCCCGGTGCACTTACATATATTTCATAATCGTTATTGACTTTTACAATTTTTATAGCTTTACCAAAGAATTCGTTTTCTTGCGGATACCGACTTGTTGTACTTGCCTTAAGTTCATAGAATCTAGCCGAGGTCTGTTTGAAAATAAATATTACCCCTTGCTGAGTAAGTACACTAGCAGATCCGTTAATGTCAGCCGGAATAGATCCTATTGCTGTTATATCACTTCGCTCATTATTAATAAGATCGCTGCTACTATCGCCGTCATACTCATCATTAAATAACCACAGTGTATCTAAGTAACTTACAATGTCTCCTGCTGTATATACTGTGTTAGTGTCAAACTCGCCTTTGTAATTTGATTTAACACCAGTTGCGTTAGGATCAGCAATTACTAATAGATCCTCATCGTCACTTAGTGCAATACTGCTTCCAAGTGTAAGTGATGTTGCATAATCGTCAAGTCCTTCTATTTTAGACTGATAATTTAATTGTAATGTTTCACTGTTGCGTTGATAATAATAAATTGCGCCGTTGCCGTTTTCAGCAGTAGGTGCTCCAACAAATATATTTTGATTTTTTCGACCAGATGCTATTACACTACCAAAGCCGTCAATTGTGTTATCGTCTGATATCTCTACCCAATTAGTTGAATCAGTGTCTGGTGATACTGTACTAAAATGGGTAAGAATAGCTAGGTAACGCACTTCATTATATAATACAGAATCATTTTTAGCATATCTGCCCGAAGCCCACTCGCCTTTGTAGTCTGCACGATTGTCAATTGTTTGATTTAGATAATAAGGATTAGTATTTTCGACAACTTTCCAACTTGAATTGTCAGTTTCGTCTATCCAAACTTTGTCCCCTGCAGAAAGATAATTTGTATTAATATTATTGTTAAAATTAGTAATGTCAGCTGTTCGTTGTGATACAAACTTATACACAAAAATACTCTCAGGAGATACAGTTTCGGGTGCCGCAGCATTACTACTAACTGTGATTGTTTTAAACCCTATAGCTTTTACTTTGAAACATCTGTTTATTTTATCTTCTACAAATGTTGTAGTTTCAGCTGCTCCGTAAAACCCGATATATTCGCCAACTTCAGTATTTCGTACTATATCATTTAGTGTGAATACAAGATCACTTCCGACAGATTCAACAGATTCTACTATTAGTTCTGTTTTAGTAGGCTTAAGAATATCCCAGTCATTATTAAAGTTTGATACCCAAACATATGTTGTTCTTGTAACATCACTAAAATCTAAAGTTGGAAGTTCTGAAATGTCTTTAATAATATATGTTACATCAGTTTCGCTTACGTAGCCTACATCTTTTAGAAACTGTTCGTAATTATCCTTTAGTACAAACGGTTTGTGATCATAATCTAAAGGTTTAGTATATACATCTGCTTCGGGTAATTTGTATACTAAACTTGTATCTGTGCCATCGATAAGATTTGTAAGTATAACAGGTTGTGGCTGTAGTTTATATTTTGATTCATCAATTGCTAATTCAAATTCTCTAAAGTTATCAACAGCACCATACTGTCCAGTTCTAACTGCCCATTCTTCGTAAAATTTTAAACCCGAAGTTGCATCGTTAAAAATTAAACTATCAAATAATTTAGTTAAACTATTCTTAGTTCCTTTTTCACGTATCATTCCTTGATAAAATTTATACTGACTTACTTCGTCATTAATAATATTCTCTAGGTATTGACGTTTTTGATAACCTATTAAATGCTGTGCCAGTTTTTGCTGCTCGCTATCAAAATTATCAGTATCTAAATCGTAAAAATCTCCAAACTGTACTGTTTTATAATCCCAATTGGCTTTTAATCCAGGTTCTGGTTTTTCTGTTAGTTGTACCCAACGACTAGTATCAAATGTTTCTGTTCCAGATATATTACTATTAGCAATATAATAATATTCTTTAAATTTTACTGTGTCGCCGACAATATAATCTTTATAACTTTGCCATATAGTTACTTTAATATCATCGTAAATAAATCCTGGTATTTCAAATCCGCCGTTCCAGTTGTCTGTTCTATAACCAAGAACTTTTATTCTATCTTGACGATACCCCATTTCCGGTGCATAGATATAATCGTTAAATCTAGTTGTATTATCTAGTATTAACACATGTTCTTTTTGCACAGGATATACTTTACAAAAGTATATTCCGTCTTTGGTATTTTGTGTTTGTATTTTAAATAAGTTATCTTCTCTAAATGTTGTTACAAACTCTTTACTTAAATTATTTCCGTCAGCTTTAAACAATAGGTTTCCGTAAAACGGATCAAACACATCGTCGATTATTGCAAATTCATTAGAGTAGGTTAGTTTACTAGCAGCTGGACTTAATGTAATTACGCTTCCAACTTCCCAATTTTGTAGTGTCCAGAACATAAATTCTTTTGCACTAGTTTTCCAATTGTACACTTCGCCAGTTTCGCCATCAAACTCGTCAAATACAAATCCTTGGCTTTTTAAATAACTTTGATATCCTAATAAAAAGTCAACTACTGCTTGTAGATTATTAAATACTGATCCATAAGGAACTTCTATAACATTACTAAAATGAGACTTTCTAAATATTGCTCGAGCGCCGCCTACAATCGGAAGTTCTGGCAACTGCTGCCATTCGTCAGGATTAAATGCACCTGGTTGAATATTCGACAATGCTCTAAAATAACTTCCGTTATATAAAACAATTTGTCCTTCACTCCAGTTAATTGCTCTCCAATCACTATAAGTGTCAGATACGCCGCCAACAGCAATAGATGAGTCACTTACTGTTTCTTTATATTCATTAACATAAAAAGAAGATTTTTCTTTGTCATATCCTCTAACACTATACCCCGAAATCAATTTCTCGATTATAACTCCGCTATATACAACTTCGCTAATTGGAGAACTTTTATTAAGTGATATTTTATAGTTTTCTGCTGGAACAAAAACATTACCTTTATTCAGTGGTGTTCTACTATCTAATATTAATTTAAAATTATCTTTATTACTAAAGCCGCCTAATTTACTTACTAGATTAGTTTGTAGATTCTTTAATGTTGTTTGATAATTGTCAACCGGAGTCTGATTTTTACTTGCTAAAAAGTTTTGAATATAGTTTACTAATCCAACTGTATTAAACTTTGTAGTATCACTCGGTTTGTTAGGAAATACTAAATCTTTTAATTGTATTCTTAACGATGTAGGTTCATATACTAGTTGGCCTTGCGCATTTTTTATTTGACGAGATTTGTCAAATGCTGATGCAAATATTTTGTGAGGATAATTTACTATCATACTTGTTAGTATTGCAAACGGATATTCACTACTTCGTCTCCAAGCATTTTCAACAGGAGAATGGTCACTAAAGATAAAATCATTAGTACCTAGTAATTCACTATATCCGTCAACTAGTCTTGCTGACAATGGTGTTTTTAATGTTCCGTTTTCAGTAACTGGAATGTGTGACAGCAACCAAGATCTTATTTTATTTTTAAAAACTTTTACAGGTTTATTAGGTTGTTTTAATTTACCATTTGACAAGTCTTCCCATAGAACTAAATTACCATCAGTATATGGTGCAGGGCCATATTGCTCTTCCCACCAACTAGGTTTAACTGTTAGCCCTAGCATTTCCCAAGGATGAGTATGAGGACGATCTGTATCATACACATACTTAAATATACCTCTCCAAAATCCCGGAGACTTATCGCCATTAAATAAGACACAATGATTATAATTGTAAGTAAATGCGTTATCAATATTATAGTAAGAATTGTTTTGATAACTTTGACCGCCTGTAAATGTAAGCCACTGCCCAAAGTCTTGTGTTAACGATTTATTAATAGACGCTATAGGCAATCCTTGTTTTCTGTCAACCGAATGTATTAAATTGTCGTAATCAAATAATGTTTTGTCATATGCTACTTTAATATTATTATAAATTCTTTTTTCAAATTCTAAAATCAAGTCATCTCTAAAGTCATTGTATGCTTTAGTAATACTACCGTCGTGTCCTTGAATTACAGTTGTTGGAATTTGATAGGTAGTATCAACAAATATTTTTGGCTCGTATGCTGGATATAGCCCTAGCTTTGTTGGCGTTGGTGGTATAAAACTACCGTTAGTAGTTTCGTATTCTTCAACGCATAACACTTGACCTCTTTGCAATGTTTTAGAAATAATTATAAAATCTTCGTTAAAGGTATAGTCTCTTTTGTGCAACAATAGTTCGTTGTCAAGATATACCATTACACTTTTATCAGAACTGGTAGATAAATTAAACTCTTGAGTCATAGGATAATTTTTGATTCTCGAATCTTTAATTGCATATTCTATAACATTTTTAGCTTTAAATGATAGCATGTCGCTAAAATAAAACGGCATTTCTTTAGTTTTATTTTTAACAATATTTTGTAATATTATATCTAGATGAGTTTTTGCCAATCCGTCATAACTTATATCATTAGTAGTAAGTAAAAGTAATCTTTTGAATTTTGCATACTCTCTTTTTGCATACTTTAATGCTTTTATAATATTTGCATCTTTATCTAATATATGATAACCTGCTAAACTAAAAGGAGCACTATGTTGTACTACTTTTTTACCATAAAATATACTATCAGGTATATCTCTTAAATTACCAACTCCTGGGAATATACCTGTAAATGTCGGTGCTTCTTCGACAATTGATAATGCATGATCTAGTACTTCGCCAAATGTGAAAGACGGTAATATATCATTGTTTGGATTGCGTTCTAAATTTATCGGAACTTCGTATATACCATTATCATTTTTATTTTGTACACTACTAGTCTTAATTGTAATAGAACTATCTACTAAATCGTTCACAAATCTTACTAGTAATTTATTTCCGTCTGTAACTAAATTATAATCAGTTGTTGGAAATTTTAAAGTATTATTCACAAATATGTTTATATTTAAATCTGTAATTAAATGTGCATTATCATATACATCAATTTCAAAATTATTAGACTGATCAACGTTTGCAAAATATTGTCTAATGACTCGTTGTGTCTGAGAGACTCTAGATTTTACCCAGGAACTTTCAATCTTAAAATTATTATGTCTATCGTATTTGTGTAAAAACGCTTTAGATGACTCAACTTGTTTAACTAATAAATTATCAGTATAATTGTACTGTTCTGTCAGATAGTTGTATGCAAATACAATATCGCCTGTATTTTCAATTGTTCTGTAGGTTAAAGGAAATCCTAAATCTGTGTCGTCTGTTCCTGTTCCGACCTGGTATGAAAATAATTTATTACCTGCAAAACTAGTACCCGGATACACACTACTATTTGATAAACTATTTCCGTCGTTGTCAAACAAATCAAATAACGGTGCTTGGTTTACAGTATCTTTAGTTTGTGCTTTAATCCAATTAATATCGTTATAATACCAAATTACTCCTTGATTATTAGTTCCTTTAGTAACTAATACAGTTTGATTAAGCACAGGAGTTGAATCATCTTCTTCAATTAGTGATATTTGGTTATTATTTTTAAATTTAATAAATTGAACTTTAAAAATTTTACCCCTAACTTTTGTATCAGGATCATTTGTAAAAATAACTCTCATACCTTCTGTTAGATCAACACCGTCGATATTATATCCTTGTTGTCCTTCTATAATACTAAATGCATCTGAAGTAAAGGTGTCAATTAAATCAACACTTTGTTTATTAGACGTACCGTAGTTATAGAGTTTTATACCGGGTGTAAACTCGATGATAGGTTTAAACGCCCGATTGTCTTGATCTAAAGTAAATTCTAATTCATTTATTTTAGCACTTATTTCAATTACATCTCTATGGAACCAACGATTGTATCTACTCCAAGGAGATTTTTCAGGTGCTGCTCTATTAATCAATATGTAATCTTTTGTACCTGCAAAGGTTGCCTGGTCTGCAAAAGGTAACGAATCAAATCCGTTGTTATCAAAAGGTACAATACTAGCATCAGTATAAGTTGCAGGAATTTCTAAATCTTTATCAGATATTAAATTTATAGATTTTCCAACTCCTTCTACATACCAGTTACCTTCTTGATACTTTTGTGGATTAGTTTTTCCAGCAAAATTAACTTTCATTCCGTTAGTAATATTATACCCGTTTGATAATTTGAAAGTTTTTTTACCTTGAAGTTCTTCTTCAACATCTATAAAACTTGCTTCTTCTGCATTTAATATGTTCATAGAACCACCTTGATTAGGATCGTTAGCATTTATATAAAATAATGTAGTTGGTGTGGTTTCGTCTAATGTTAATTCAATTACGCCTTCTTCGGTTCCGTTGTTTATAGCATTTTCATAATCATAGTCACTATCTAAAGAACGTTGTGTTCTAAAAAATAACGGAGCATCTTTACAGTCAACTTCGAACTTATAAGTATGTCCTCTATATAATGTAAGATTTGGATTTCTTGTTAATCCGTTGGGGTCAAATATATACGGCTGATTATCGAGATCATCGCCTAGTTCTACAGTATATGTACTTTCAATAATATCTTCTTGTCCGACTATAGTTATTGCAGAAGGTCCGTTTGGTAACCAATAATATTCTCTAAAGTTTACAAATTTGTCAACATCAATTTTTGGATCCCAGCTATAAAATTCTTGTTGATTTAACCTATTATGATTTTTTATATCTGCACCAAATATTTCTATTTGATTTAAAAAGTCGTTATAATCTTTAAAAAAGTCGACGTTATTTAATTCGTCGAGCGCAACTAACCCTGGTTCAAGTTGATAATTTTCTCTATTCTTTGATACATCAGGTAAAAATGTATCAGTTTCTACTACACTTCTAGAACTACGTCGACCAATATAGTCATTAACTTTTTCAACTTGACCGTTTTTTATAAATTGGTCAATTGTTGCATTTAAAAATTTCTTATTAAAATCAGTTCTGAAATATCTAGGAAGAAACCCTTCAGACTTTTTATTAACATCACCAATAGGTAGCGGAGACTCGTTTTGATTTTTATCGTATGCCATTAGTAACTGTATCCTCCAGTATTATTACTGCTGCTTGTTGATGTTGTCTGTGTACTTATCGCAATATTGCTGCTTGTTGTCGGTGTCGACTGTGTACTTATCGCAATATTACCTTGCGCTCTAAGTTGCGATTCAGTATTACTTGTGATGATATCAATATCATCAACTGTTGCGCCGCTAATAAGTACTTCGTTATTTTCACTTGGTATTTCAAACAATCCGCCGAAATTTAACGACTGGTCAACTGGAACTATTACCATACTTACTATAACAGGGCTTAGTTCTTTCATTATATACGTTGCCATTTCTTGGAAGTAAAATGTATCTCCAAAGTCCCAGTTTTCTAAACTAAAATAAATGTCCATGAGATCTACAATTTGACTTTTTAGTATATTGTCATTAACCGTAACTCCTGTATTTTTTACAACCTTAATTTTAGCTTGATATATGCTAGATGATTTTGGTCCAAATAATACTTTATATTTTACTGGATGATAAATTATTTCGTCACTAATACTTTTAATAGCCCCAATTGCATCGTTAAAATTAATAAACAAATTATCGCTGCTAGGCGGCATTGGAATAGTTGCGCCTGTTGTTGCTAGATAGTTTCTAAATTTAATATCGTAAGATCTTGTCAGTACAAAAGTGTCAATAATATTACTGACACTAGGATCAATTCTTGTATTTTGATCAGCACTATGAGTATATTGAATTGTAAGTTTATCTCTTCCAGTAAATGCTCTGTAGTTGCTAGTTATTGTTAGTTTCTGTTGTGTAAGATTTAATACCTTAAACAGTTTACTTTCTGAAAGATAAAATATTTGATTGTCATCATACTGTGAAACTGCGCCAATTTGACCTTCGTTATTAACAACTATAATACCTTCATTATTTTGATCTACATATTTGTAATCTTCTAAATTATCTGCTGTTATATATTTCTTTTGAAATATAAATTTAGTATTACTATTCACATCTTCTTGCACTAATGTTTTAAATAGATCCGGGTCATCTGAAACTCCGTCGTTATCACTGTCGTAAAAGTCGATCTTTACTTTACGACTATCAACATAACCTTCTGCATTTTGGAAAGTATCTACAATCTGCCAACTGTAATCTCTAGTAAACGGTAACAAACTATCAGGCTTAGTATTCACACTTAGCACTTTTATTAGATCACTAACATATTGTCCCGTTTTAGTATCAAATACAGTATTATCTTTTTCGAAATAAAATCTTATATCTTGTTCGCTTTCGGCTATAAATTCTAATACTCGATTAGTAACAGTATATGTTACAGCATCAGTTTGGAATAAAATTATCCAACTTGAATCTTGATTAGTACCTGATATATCTCCGGATTTACCTAAACTAAAATTGTTTACTGTATCTAAATCTTGGTTAGTAATAATTTTCCACTGACGTAATGTTGAGTCATATCTAAGGCCAAAAGATTTATAAGAAAATATCAAATCAATTGCTTTACTAATTACATCACTTCCTAGCTCTCTAGTGTATTTTTGACGCAACCCTGTTAACAAAGCACCACTTGGAATATTATCACTAAACACTAGCGGTCCTGTTCCTGAATCAAGTGTACCTTTATTTTCTGCTGTCCCGTCATTTACAACTTGTACAACTCTTGTCCATACATATTCAACTGAATTTTTATGATCTGGATCGCCGAGCATAAGTTTATTCTTGTTGTTAGACATAAAATGATAACCTGACGGAGCACTAAACTTAACCATAGCACCTGGTTCAACATATTGTAAATTACCACTTGTAAAACTAGATAATTTATAGATATTATCACTTAAATCTTTTAAGTAACCAGTATCTCTATTTGTATCAGTAGTTATTCTTTCCCAGACTATATTATCTTCATTAAATAATATTTCAGTATAATTGTCATAATAAAAATTTCTTGTTTTAGATTGTTTTATTATTGGATCAATTGTATTAACTAATATATTTTCAATATCGGTTCTGGTATCAAAAGAAAATGTAGTTTTGTCAGTTGACTGTTGTTTATATATTATACCGTCATCTGCAAAAATATTCGTGTTACTATATTTTCCTGTACTATCTTTTAGATCAAAATATCGACTAATTCCGCTTGAATTTCTATTAACACTTTTTACTTTTACAATTTCTTGTGTAGTAGCAAGTGGTCCAATATTATAATCCTCTGCTGTAATTAATCTATTTTGTGTATAATACGCAGCTGGTGCATTTGAACGAATACTGTCATTTGATTCTGTTGTACTTGCATTATTAACAATATACTCTAAACTAGCAACTATTGTTAAATTATGTGTATTACCTTTTGAATTTATATAAGGTATTTTAAAACTAATATTCTTTATTTCATTTGGATTAATTTGATAACTTCTGTTAGCACTTGTTCTATAATAAGTTTTAAATTGACCTTTTGGTAAATTACCAAAAATTCCATCGCTAAACAATAAATCAATTTTATCATTTGACTTTGTTAGAACATTGTAAATGTTTTTGTTACCGCTAGTAAGTGTATTGTATACTACATTATTTCCAGTAAGACTAGATACTTTATTCCACAACTCAACTTCATTTCCGTTAGAATCAAGTTTATATAACCATACATCCGAATTGTTTATATTTGTTGCATCAATACTAACAACTTGGTTTGTGCTAGGATTAGTAACTGAGAAATTTCCGTTTTGTAATGTACCTTGTCTAAAGTGTACAAAAAATCCGTTATTCGACGAACTAGCTCCTTTTCCATCATCTTTATAAATTAGTGACAGGCTGTTCCCAGGAAACGGTTCTTCTTCAACGATATTTCCGTTTGTAATTCTACAACTAGTAACTTCAAACGGAGTATTTATTCCGCTTATTGCTTTTGAAAAGCTATAAATTGGTACATCTGCTGATACCCCTGCTAATCTGTACTGTTCTGAATTAATTCCATTTACATCACCAAATGCAATCGGGTTTCCAAACTTATTATTTTTAGTAAAAGAACTATTTAAAACTTTAATGAATTGTTCGTACCAATCTAAATTAGAACTATCGTTCCATATCACTGTTTGTGTATTTAGGTTGATATTATTACTATCAACAATATCCTCAGTAGTACTGATACTTTTTATTTTTAAAAATCCATTACTAGATAAATTTCTTTTAGGATTGTAATTAATTAGTCTCGAAAGTTTTAATATACTCTCTCTGCGTTCTGCTGTTTCGAGAAAGTTTTCTCTTGCATTTAGATCAATACGAAAACTAAGGTTTTGACCAAGATAGGCAATAAGGTCAATAAGTGCAAGATATTCACTGCTTTCAATATAATCGTTAAAATCCTCAGGATAGTTTTCTCTGAGGTATGCTATCATCGTTCTTCTTAAACTATCAAAGTCATAACTTTGAAAATCTGCATTTCTATATGATTGGTAAATTCTTTTCCAATCTTCTGCAATAATAAGTCTATTTTGCCTATCAGTCACTGACATATTAATCTCCTATAATGTATTTATTTGAGTATAAAATATACGCAGTTAACTAATGAGACCATTATTTTGGTCAAAATCAAAACGCATTTTTTCTGAAATATTATAATTTAAATATCGTAATGTACATTCGATATTGAGTCCGCTTTCGTATTCTTCTAAAAATACACTGTCTACTTGAACCCGAGGATCCGAGTTCACAATTTCTGTTACGTTATCTAAAACTGCCTGCCTTAGATCTTCTGTTAAAGGCTCGAATAAGACATCCCATATTATTGTACCAAACGAAGGATTTTCTAACTTTTCGCCCTGTCTTATATGAAAATGATTTATGATATCTTGTTTTATAATTGCAATATCATATAATGTTTTGCTATCATTAATATCATTTACTGTACTAATACCCTTGTACCGTTGAGATATCACAGGATTGCTATCTTCGTATCCTATAACTTTAATGTTTTTATATAAACTATCTTCCATTTTTTACCTCGTACTCGCATAACCATCAAGGCTACCTGAAGCC